AGCACGTTTGCAGAGGATATCACACAGATAACCATGTTCAATGCCCCAACGCAGGTCACGTTGAAATATGATATCATCAAACACATCATTCAGTCTGCATTTGTCAGCCCTGTTAGGCGTTGCCGTGAAGCCCAGCAGAAGACGTGGTGTGAAGTGATCTATGACAGTTTTATAGCTGTTTGCCGCTGCATGGTGAGCCTCATCTACTATGATGATATCAAAATCATTAGGTGAAAACCTGTCAAGCCTGTGTGTCATGGTCTGGATACTTGCAGAAACCACCTCTTCGCTGCCGTCGGTATGGTACTTTGACATTTCAACACCCTTTGTGCAGTCAAAGTATTTCAGAGGCTGATTTACAAGTTCCTCTCTGTGCGACAGAATAAGCATACGTCCATGACGTGGTATATTTGCAAAGGTCACCGTCTTGCCAAGACCTGTCGCCATTTGCACAAGATGTTTTCCATGCCTTGCCTGCGTTATTTTATCTATACACTCCTGCTGATAGTCACGGAGTTTTATTCTTGCATTCATTTGATGTTTTTTTACCTCCTTATGTGGGACGTGGGGGACAGTGTGGGACAAACGTCCCACACGAAAACCATGCGTATTTACGCACTTTTCGGGGTGCTGTGGGACTGTGGGACAAATTCGCACATTTTCCTATATAGGAAAACACACATATATTTTAACAATGTGTGAACAAAGCCACGATTCTATATCACCTATTTAAAACAGGTATATATAGGGGAAAAATGTCCCACAGTCCCACACTATGCAGAAAACCACGCATTTACGTTGTTTTCCTCGTGGGACTTATGTCTCACAAAATGCCGAAATCCGATAAGTCCGTCCCACGCATTTCTTCTTCGGTGTAATAGTCCGGTGTTTCATCAGGCAATCTCAGCACAACACACTCAACGTTCACGCCACCGATGCGCTTGCCGCGAGTGTTGTTACGCCCTCTCACGAGTATCTTGCCGTTAGATTTTAACCAGCTAAGTAATGCTCTTGTGTCGAAACCCTGTTTTGAAGCCGCTTCATCGAACTTTGAGCGAATGATATATGCAAAATCGCCCTGGATAAGTCCAAACACTTCGCCGTTATTGTCTTCACCTGTCGCAAAGCGTTTGCTGTTAGAAGCCACCCAGTCGCACATATACTGATACCCTCGTTCACCTGCTGATACCGATTTTTTGGTCTGCAAATACGGTGAGATATCGTCAATTGTTAGTGGCTCATTCGTTTTGAACACGGACGCTTCTGCAATCATATCAGCCGTGAGTATCATTGCCGCTGCCATTGCCTGCTTTTCTGTTGTATCCGACTTGCAGAGCTTGGCGAAATAATCGTTATAGACCTCTTGTGCCATTGTCAAGGCTTTTTGTGAGGACAGCTTTGCAACGAACTCTCGCCCTGCAAAACCATAGTTTTGTTTTATAACTGCTGATACTGTCATGCCGTCTGCTATCACGATATTGTTTGCCGTACATTCAATGTCGATAACTCTGTTTACCGCTCCTGCACCTGCTGAGCCACCCACTATGGGGCTTTCGCCTGTGGTAAGGATAGTGTTTCGCCATGTCGGTGTACGCTCTATTCCGCCTGTTTTCGTGCCCCTAGAACGTCCAACACCCTGAGCAAGCTGATAAACGTCAAATCGGCTTCTGCCATGACTATCTTTGCTGAGCTGGAGTTCGTCAATGAGAAACGGCAGGCTGTTGAGAAACGCTGCTGTTCGCTCATGGCCGACAACTGTGCTGTTGAACGTCTGAATGTATTCGCCCATTTCGGGAGTTCCCCAAACAGAAGCCGCAAGCATTAAAGCAACTGTCTTGCCTGTGCCTGAATCAACGCCCCACAAGTGAACGAAGAACGGCAGACCGCCTAGTGGCTGAATAAGTGCACTTGCGAAGCTCGCCGCAAGAAATATCTTTGCGATCACGCTTTTCCTGCGGCAAGCTATAGCGACTTTTTTCCATTTCTCATAACTGCCATGACTTTTTATAGCACTAAAAATGGTGGAATAATTCTGCTCTCCGTCAAATGTCAGCCCCTCAACGTATGGTGAAAAGCCTGCGCCGTTTATGTAGCCAAGCCTGCCCACTGATCTTTTCAGCGGTAGAGAATTGCGATTAAGGCTCTCTATCTCCTGAAAGTATGAGACAAGCTCTTTGGCAGTTTCAGAAGATACATCAACACCGCATTTAACTAGCTGTGAAATGTTTCGGCTGTTATATAGTATCTCCTTTGAAACGACTTTTTCCTGCCACTCTCCACGAGTGCGGTAAGCTATGTTGAGCTTTTCCTCACCTGTGTCAATGTTCTGCAAGCACTCAAAGGGTATGATCGGGTGGTGGCAGATAACGTGATAGTTGCCGCTTTCGTCGATAAGATACACACCGCCGTCATCAACATTGTATTTGCCTGCGTCAAGCTGCATATATGGACCTGAGAACGCAGTGGGGTTATTGATGATAACGTTCGCCCCACGCTGCATTTCTCGCATTTTGACATAGTTTTTATACAGTCCTTTGAACGTCTTTACGCCCACCTCTGCCGCCTGTTGAGCCATTTGCTCAATTTTCAGATTGTGCATGAAAGGGTCGTTTTTGTAATCGTATATCGCTTCGTATGGCTTTTCTGTATAGAGAAAATCGTCTTTTGTATACTTTACAGCAACGGCGTTTTTCACCGCTTCTGCGTCGCTCATGTCGATATCAAAATGCTTTTCCTCGTTCGCATCAACGTCAATGATATCGTCAGAATGGCGTTCCCTCATCATTCAACACCTCCTCAAAGTCGGAAAGGTCACCGCCTAGCTCTTGCGGGGGTGCTGCTTCTGCGGTAGGCTGTACAAAAACGGCTTCGCACACAAGATGTACGTCAACTTTTTCTTTACCGTCTTTGCCGGTATATGGCTTTTTCTCCACCTTGCCCACACAAAACACAACGTCAAATTTTTTCAGCGCCTTTGTGGCTCTTGCTACAGAGTGCCAGCACTGACAGTTCACCCATACGGCTTCGCCACGCTCACCTTGCACCTTTGGCTGGCGTTCGCCCACTTTTACTGAAAACTTGGTGAGCGACGAGTTATTGCCGCCCACCTGTTTGTATTCTGCGTCCTTTGCGAGAAAACCACTGATGATAACAGAGCCGTCGGGTAATCTTGCCTGCATTAAAGCACCTGTTCTTTCTCTGTCTGGAGCTGGTCTATTTCTGCTGAGATATCTGTAGATATTTTCTCATATTCAAACCACTCAGACACCTTTGTGTTCTTATCCTTGAGCGAATTGAAAATGCCGATATAGTCGGTGAGATCTTCGGCTGTCATGGTGTCAAGACCTCTGCCAAGACGTTTCTCTATCATATCCTGTGTAACACCCAGCTTTTCAAATTCGACCACCATTTTTCTTACACGGTCCGTAAGAGGAATATTATTCTTGCCTGCAAGAGTTTTTCTGCATTCGGCGACAGCCTCTTCCACAAAGTCCGCAGGAAGTACCGCTAGTATCCTTGCTCTGAGCCTGCGCCCTGCCATATTAGCGTTATTCTCATAGATATCGCGCAGGCTTGTGAGGGTCTTTATCTTGCCTTTTACTTCTTTTGCGTGCGGATTGGTGAAATTCTGCACCGACATTGTGTTCGTCTCCAAGTCCCAAGCATACGCCTGCATTTCTGACTTGCCATTGTCCTGCGAAAGCTCTTTGATGCCAAAGTCTATATTGCCCCAGCACCTTGCAAGTTCCTCCGCAAGTCTGATAGTTGGTCCTGACACAGTTTCTCCGCCTCTTGGATAGCTGTAAAATGCCTTGTTTGCAAGCCCTGTACGCTGACAAGCCTTTTTCATGTTGGCAAAAGCCTGTATCTCGTTGCGTGGAAATCTCTTTGCGATAACAAGCTTACCCTGTGCTTCTGCAATGGCTCTGCTTGCTTCGATTGCTACAGTACCCTGATTGATGTTGTCAAGAGGCATAGTGCTGTTCTGCGGTACTTCCGGTGTTACTGTTACTGCGTTTGTTATTTCGTCCATTGTTTTGTCCTCCTATTCGTATTCTCTAGCCAGCCAACCCGGCAGGCTTATGACGTTCAAGTCACCGTTTCTGCCGTTGTAGCTGTACCAGTTATCTGTTTTAAGACACTCCTTGAGAGTGTAAAGATAGTCGTTAAGGTCTTTTGTGCCTTTCTGCATGATAAAGTTGTCAGCTTCAAGGACGTTGCAGGCATATGGCGGTGATTTTTCAACAGCGATAAAAACAAATCTATGCTGTTTGCCTTCCACCTCTGACACACCCTGAGTGTACATTGCCGCCTGCAAGTCATAACCATATTTAATACAACTGTGCATAAAGCTGTCTGTATCAGCATTTTCTGTGGTTTTTAGGTCTACTATGACAGACGTTGACCTTAGATCCGTTCGGCAGTCGGGGCGGCATTTGAGTTTAAGCCCCGTGAGCTTGTCCGTCCAGAAGTATGATTTTTCATGTTCACCACCGTTAAGCAGAGCAGCAGCATATTTGTTTGACATCACACTTTCAGCCATTGCCTGTATCTGTGCAAAAGCGTCCTCGCTTATGGGTGTCTTACCACTCGCCTCTATCTGAGCCGCAAGTGCCTTGCCCTCTTTGGTGCGCCTATCAAGCTTCGGAGCGACTATGTACTCACTGTCGAACTTGTCCTTTTCAAGAACATAAGCGTGAAAGGCTATACCGAAAGCAAGCGCAGGGGTTTCTACTTCGGAATTTTCAAGGGCGTACTTGAAGTGTGCAGGCGACTTTGACAGCTTGAAAAGCTGTGAGCGGCTGAACGCTTCGTCATTGCGGTAATCTTCCGCAGACATTTGTTTTTTCATTCGTCATAGTCCTCCTCGTCATAATCATAAAGATCATCTTCTTTGTAGTCCAGAGCTAACAGAGCCGCCAGATCACTTATTTCTACGTCTTCGTTCTCAGATATGCGGTCGATAAGCATTTCTCTGAAACAATCCTTGCAGTACTCCACATTCTCACAGATGTACATACACTCTGATTCAGGGTCTATCTCGTTGCCACATTTGTCACAGTTGTATGCAGTGACGTTGCGGTCAAGTCCGCAGTGCTTGCAAGGCAGACCTAAGGCTGTACAGCCCACGCAGGTATTGCATTTGCTACGCATTTGGAACACCGCCTCTCCCTATCCTCTCAAGCTCCTTTTTCACCTCAACCATTGCCCGATATGACTGCCCCAGGTCGAAGGCTTTCTGCTCGCTATCGTCCATACGTTCGTAAATTTCCAGTATCAGTTCGCAAGCCTTGTAAGCCTTTTCTGCCTCTTGACAAATCTGGTCTTTTGTGCTATCATCAAGGTGTGTTGAATTGGTATCTTTTGATACCACCTCCGAGCTTGTGCTGTTGGCAGACAGTGCAGGCTCGTTTTCTTTGGGTTCTTTGAGATAATGCAGCACCGCACTTGACAACTCATCAAAGCCATTGCCATCGCATTCCATTGGACAGTCATTACAGTCACCTGCACCGCAGCGACAGTTCTCAAAGATCTTTATCGTTTCTTCTCTCGTCAGCATTTTTCTTCCTCCTTTATCGGCTGTACGCTCATATACTGCTTGCCGTCATAGTCCATCTTCTTCACAGGCTCAAGCCCCTTATCCCTCAGCGACCTTGCGGCATCGCCAAGCCCTCTGTCGAAGTCCTCACGGGTCTTGTAGAATGCACATCTGCGGCAGTAATCTCTCGTTGGCGTTACTGTCAGCGCACCGCACTCGTCAGACTTGACATTTGAATGGAACACGCAAAGGCTTACCGCTCCGCTGCCGTTGTCAAGGGGCTTGTCCCTCTTAAATACCTCTCTCATCACTATCATCGTTTTCGTCCTCCTCAAATTCCTTTTCCCAGTGTCTGTATTCTATCATCAACGCTACGACGCCATACAGTGCCGACAACACCACTATAGCCGCCGCTATGATACCCACTATGAACAACATTTTACCACTTTCCTTTCATTTCAACTTCGACCTTGACTATGGGTCTGCCTGCTTCTCTCACTGCACGCTTAATGCTCTCCTCAGCTTCCTCGTAGGCAGTTTCTTTTACGCTTACATACCACCTGTACGCTACATACATTGTAAGCACCACCAAGAGCGCTACCGCTGCGGCACATCTGATTATCTCTAGTACGGCTATCATTTTCTCACGTCCTTTCCGTAAAGCGTGCGGAGTTTTTTAAGCCTTTTCTCGAAGTTGTCGATATCAATGCCCCACACCTCGTAGGCTATCTCGGTATTGACCGAGTGTGGCAGCCATGACTTCACACCACGCTTTTCCATTTCTTCCTTAACAGCTTTCTTGATCTTGATAGTCTGCGTTTCACCTGTGCCGAACAGCTCCTTGATATCCGCATTGGTTATTTCGGGCTTTTCATAGTACAGCCGCACTGCCATTTCAATGTCAGGTGACCTCATTTTTATTCCTCCTCGTTTTATATTTTGTGGCTGTTGGGTAGTATTATTGTCCGTCCTCGTCTGTCAGCTCAAAAAGCAGCTTGCCTGTCAAAGACCAATACTGCGTGACCTCTCGATATGGGTCATTTTCTTTTCCTGAGCCTTTAAGTGCTTTTGTGACAATGACCTGTCTTGTCATTGCACTGTCGCAGCCTCTCAATTCAATGTTGTCTGGCATTGGTTCACCTTCTTTCTCTGTCTTATTACTGTTGATTTTGTACTTACCGTTGCTGTACACGATCTCTACACCGAGTACATCTGCAATGTTTTCAGCAACACGCCTGCTATCAGTTGCGCCGCACATAAATGCTTTTATTGTACTTTCCTTTACACCTGATTTCTCAGCTATTTGAGCATACGTTAAGCACTTTGATTTCGCAATCATTTTGACTTTTTGCTTAAAATCATCAAACATAATTTGTCACCCCTTTCTGTCCGTTTTAGTAAGATAACTATCTTTAGTACTTACATATTGACTTTTAACACTACATATGGTACAATACAAGCATACCACTATGAAAGGAGGTGGTATGTAATGAATACTCGTCAGACGAGCAAGTCTGTTGCAAGCAAGGCTTCCAAAATACTTTCTAATCCAAAATCAACAAAGACTCAGAAAAGTGTTGCAGCCAGTGCTCTTGCTCAGACAAAGACAGGCAAGAAAGGTAGATAAGCCTGTCTAAAAATTTTGGAGAGGGTGGAACATTTCGCAGATGTTTCACCCTTTATCTTTTAAACAGTTCCTCTATTGGAACATCTGGAAAAAACTTTTGCTGTATAGCTATTGCCTGCTCCAGTGAAAAGCTTGCGTTTCTCCTGCCGTGAAGTTTGACCGACAGCGTACACTTAGTTATGCCAAGCTCTTTTCGGATAGCTTTATGCTTTATTTCACGTTTGCTTATTTCTTCAAGCAAACGTGCGTATGGTTTGTCCACTTACCCTCACCCCCTTTTTAATCACTTGTTGCATTATGCAACTCACTGAGTAAAAAAATATTTGCCGAACTCTCCAGCATCAATGTGGAGCAAGTGTGACAGTTTCTCAGCCTCGTCCAAGTCAAACGGACGGACATTGTTTATTTTCTGATTAGCTGTAGGTTGAGCTATGTTTAAACAATGTGCAACGTCAGCTTGGGTCAGTTCAAGCTCCTTCATTCTACCCTTGATCTTGTTCGTGTTTACCATATGCCAGCCTCCTTTCTTGTTGCATTATGCAACTTACTGCATTATCATAATAGCACATAACTTTTCACTTGTCAATAGCATTTTGCAACATTTTTTTATTTTTTTCAAAAAAGCTATTGCATTATGCAATTTAATGTGATATAATCATTATAACGAAAGCAGGTGAGCAAGATTTGAATACCATAGAAATTGGAAATAGAATAAAAGCTGCAAGAGAAGAAAAAGGACTTACACAAGAAGAACTTGGTATCCGTCTTGGATTGAACAAATCAACTATCCAAAGATATGAGGCAGGAAAAATTCTCAGAATAAAATTGCCTGTTCTTGAATCAATCGCTATTGAGTTGAATGTTAACCCTGAATATCTTGCATTAAAAACTGATGATCCTAGCCCTAAACATTCTTCTCATATTATAGACTCTAACGCAACCATACTCCCGCAAGACAACGTACATATAATACCTATATATGAGAGCGTGTCGGCTGGTTTTGGTGCTTATGCTGACGATTATGTTGTAGGCTATATGCCGCTTTATATCGTCAGCGAGGAAGAAGCTAAGAATACAATGTGCATTGTCGTTTCGGGGGACAGTATGTATCCGAAGATAGAGAACGGCGACAAGATACAAGTATTAAGGCAGGATTGGGCTGAGGACGGACAGGTAGTTGTTGCCCTTATCGACGGTGAAAACGGCGTTGTGAAGAAAATCAAGTATTCTGATGACAAGATAACCCTTGTATCATTCAATCCCGAATATCAACCAAGAGAGTTTGTCGGTGCAGAAAGAGACCGCATAAGAATACTCGGCATCGTAAAAACAGTTATAAAATCCTTATAATAAAAAAATCCCCGTCAGCACCGCAAATACTGGCAGGGATAACACACAGAAATTTTCCTGTATGGTTACAAATACATTATATCACCAATTTAAGACATTGTAAATGATTTCAATAAATTGTTTACAAAAGTCGGTTTATAGGGAGGAAAAAAAATATGACTTGTCCAAATTGTAAAGGCGAAAACGCACCAGGCGTAGTAGTATGTGAATATTGCGGTCACGAACTGCCGCAGCCACAGAAAATTGATAACCACGTTGAGCATAACAGCAATATCGTTCAGCACATCACATACGTTACAAACGTCCAGCAGGTCGCACCGCAAGCTCCTGTTGAGCAGATAAGCCCTAAGAGCAAAAGCACAGCTGAAATACTTTGCCTGCTGACCTTTTTAGGCTTGGGCGGTTTGAACAGATTTTATGTAGGCAAAGCTGGCACAGGTTTGCTGTACTTCTTTACTTTCGGAGGTTTCTTTATTGGAGCAATAGTTGATATGATAAATTTGTTTCAGGGAAACTTCACTGACGCTCAGGGCAGAGTGTTAAAATAAAATCCCCTGCTAGTATTGTAAATACTGACATGGGAGAAAAAAATCTCGCCCCCAAGTGCTACCAACACTCAGAGGCGAGCAGAGCGGATACTACCAATATCAGCTCAGAACGAACAAAACCCAATCACCACAAAAGGGCTTATTCTGCCCTTTTATTGTAGCACACTTTTTTTGGAGTGTCAAGAATAGGAGGAATATTTATGCCGATCTACAAAATGACAGACAAGAACGGAAAGAACATCAGAAAAGACGGTCTGCAAAAATATCGTGTGCGTATCAATTATACGGACAGTTTCGGAAAACCTCATCAGATAGACCGTGTGGCGTTCGGTGCAGAGACGGCTAAGCAGCTTGAAATCCAGCTTACACAAAAGCTCAATGCTAAAGAGATAACTCAAAAAATGACTATCGGACAGCTATTCACGGAGTACATCACAGCCAAGTGTTCAGAGGTCCGTGAAACATCACTGGACAAATCCCTAAGAATACTGAGAAAGAACGTCCTGCCCACCTTTGAAAGCGTTAGGATAGATAATCTGAACGTACCAATGGTGCAGAAATGGAAGCAGGAGCTGTCAGAACAGGGATTGGCTATCGTCACTCGAAAGAACATTTATGGCGAATTTCGTGCAATGATGAACTATGCTGTGAAAATGGAATACATTCCGAAAAATCCCGTTATAACCGCAGGCAACTTCAAAGCGCCTCTTGAAGCCAAGAAAGAAATGCTTTTCTACACGCCCGACGAGTTCAAGAAATACATATCGGCAGCTAAGAATTATGCTCAGGAAGCAGAGGACGGCGGCTCAATGTACGAATGGAACTACTATGTATTTTTCAACATAGCATTTTACATGGGTATGCGAAAAGGCGAGATATACGCTCTGCAATGGACGGATATAAAAGACGGCTACATATCTATCACCAAGAGCATTGCTCAGAAGCTCAAAGGCGGTGATCGTATCACGCCGCCAAAGAACAAGCCAAGCATACGGACGATACAGATACCAGAGCCGTTAAGAGCAGTGCTGTCAGAACATTACGAACGCTGTAAGAAAGCAGTGCCAAAGTTCAGTGATGATATGTACATCTGCGGTGGCGAGCGTCCTATCCGTGACACGTCCCTTGAAAAGACCAACAAGAAGTTTGCAGACTTGGCAGGTGTCAAACGTATCCGTATTCATGACTTCCGTCACAGCCATGCTTCCCTGCTCGCCAATGAGGGCATAAACATTCAGGAGATAGCAAGACGTCTTGGACATTCCAACATATCAATGACATGGAACACCTACTCGCACCTCTACCCACGAGAGGAAGAACGTGCGGTGAAGATATTGAACACAATCGTGTAA